AATTACCACTAATCAAAGGATTTAAACCTAAATTTAACTGGGGTAGTCAAGATACATTAAATCTTTACCTATCGCAATTAAAACAAACCAATAAATATCCGTTAATTTGGTTAGTTGAAAGTCCTGATACTGTAAATGTGAGAATGGTTGAAAAGTCTATTAAATTAATTATAGCAAAACAATCAGTACACACAACTAATACAAATCCAATCATTTGGGAAACTGAATTTAAAGAAGTATTAAATCCACTTTTAGAAAATGTCATAAAAGCATTAGAAAGAAGTACGATTACTGAAATTAAAGATAGTAAGTATAAAATACAAAGGATTAGCAACTACTCAGAGGACAACGGGAAAACCGCAAAAACTATTGATAATTGGAATGTTATCATATTAGAATTAGACGTATATTTCAAAGAAAATTGTTTAAAACAAATTAAATTTTAAAACTTATGCCATTATTAACTGACATCGTAAATTCTGTAAATTGCTCAGCAGCTTCTTTTTTAGGAACTGGATTGAAGCATTGTAAAACAGATATTAAAAGAGTAACAACTCTAGGACTTATCGAGCGTGGTCTTATTTTCGATAACGCCGACGGTCTTAATTTAGCTTACATTCAAGAGCTACAACAACAAAACAAACTGATCATATTACAGGGAGTTGTTGAAATGAATGATAATACTGCAGAGGATACAATTATCACTCGTGCAGGTTCAGGGGAAAAGATTGTAGCGGGTAAAAATCCATACGAATACACAGCTGTATTTGATAACGGATTAAATTTTCACAAGGCTTTGACCTCTTTGAGTTCACACCGTCAATTTGATTTGATTATGTGGGATTCTAAAGGTGATGCTATTTTTACACAAAACAAAGCAGGAGCTTTTAAAGGTTTCACGCTTGGGATGTTTGAAAATGGTAAATATACTATGAGTAATGGTGCAGATGCTTCAGCTCAATCTGTAACGTTCCAAATGGTTAACCGTTTAGAATTTGACGAAAGAGTAAGCTGGGTAATTTCTGAAAACTTAGATTATAACGCTCAGGAAGATTTAGACGGTATTAATGATGTTGCTTTAACGTTTAAAACATTCGCTGCAGGTACTTCATTAACTTTCAAAGTAGTATCTATTGCAGATAATAAGCAGATTTCTTTAAGTGGATTGCTTAAAACGGACTTACTTTATACAGTTGATAATGTAGTAACAACTATCACAACTATGACCGAAAGCACAACTGAAGCAGGTCTTTATACTTTAACAGTACCAGCATTTATAGCAGGTAAAGTATTGAAGTTAAAAACTTGGAATACTACTCTAGCAAGTAACGCTATTAAATTATCAGGAGTGTTATACGAAAGTAATACTGCAACTGTAACTGTGGTTTAATTTCATATTGTTTTTGTTTTAAAAGCGCATCATATCGGTGCGCTTTTTTTTTGTACTTTTGTATTATGAGGACTATAAAGGATTATATGGATTTCGTTAAGAATGTTAGGGATAATATACCTCAACAAACTGAGGGTATCATTAACAGAAATAAGTCCGAAATAATAGAACTCAATACAAAAGACCAGCTTTATATCAAAGGTGAAGACAGTTTAGGACTTACTTTAAAGCCTTATTCCGTTTTTACTATTGAAATAAAGCAACTACTAGGACAGCCATACGATAGAACTACGCTTAACTACTCAGGAGCTTTTTATAATGGCTTTTATTTAAAAGTCGATAAAGATAATTTAGTTTTAAACTTTAACTCTACAGATAACAAAACACCCGACTTAATAGGTAAATATGGGCGTAATATATTTGGTCTTAATTATGATAACCAACAAAAACTAAATTATGAAATTATCTTTCCCGAATTGGAAAACTACATCCGTCAATATCTATAAAAAGTGTAATGAGATGCCACTTTGGAACTTTCAAAAGTATCTTGAAACAAATGACTTAAAATATTTTACAAAGGAATTAAAAGCCGTTAAAGGCTTAGATATTGTAATGAATGAGTTCTTTATCGAGTATTTAGAATTAACTCAAAATAATACGGTTTATTTGCGTTTTAGTAAGATGCACAAGTTATTAAAGTTACAAGGTAAGTATAATTGTGTTTCATTAATCCTTAAATCACTTTACCACTATGATAAAGGTTTAAGTATGGATATGTTTCACGCTTTAGTATGGGAACTTGAAAAATGGCAATGTAAAATAGACAAATCAAAAGATATATTTGAACAAATCGAAAACATTAACCAAAGACTTCAAAACCTTAAAACACAAATCGAAACTATAGAAGTCGAACTAAAAAAAGACGATAATAACGAAAGTCAAAGTATAGAATCGCAATTAATATCAGTAAGCAGGATATTGGAATTAAAATACAAATTAGATGCAAAGGATATAACAGTTGCGGAATGGGTAGAGTACCAAAAACAAGCTGAAAAAACAATAAAACAACAAAAAGCAAATGGCAAATAGTATTGATTTAATAGTAAGTAAAGAAGCTCAGGCTGGTCTTGATGCTTTATACAAATCTTTAACCAAAACACACGAAGAGGTAGTAGCTATTTCAAAGTTGCAACTTTCTTTTAATGGTGGTTCTAGCCCTAAATCTGTAACGGAATTAAACGAAAAGATAAAAGAAAATATACGTTTAACAGGAGAACTATCAGAAGCGGAAAGAAAGTTAATAAACGACACTAATAAACTTGAAACGCAAAAGCAAAAGATTATTGCTACTCAAATTAAAGAAAATAATCTTAAAAAGTCAAATATTGATTTATCTAACAAAGAAGCAAAAGAAGCTGATAGGGTTAGAATAGCAAATGAAAAGCTAGCTAGTGCTTATTTACAATTAAGCAAACAACAATCTGAAAGTGCTAGAAAGGTTCAGGATATTATAGCTAGAGGTAAATTAGCTACTCAAACACAAAAAGAATACAATAGGGAACTAGACAAGGCACAAATAGAGTTTGCAGGATTAAATAAAAAAGTACTTCAAGCAGATACCGCAGTAGGTAAATTCAATAGAAATGTTGGTAACTATCCAGCGCAAGCAATAAGTGGATTAACTAGCTTAATGGGAGCTTTTGGAATAGCTGGAGGTTTGTCCTTGTTTGCTGATATTACAAAAGATATTTACAATACTACAAAAGAACTTCAATCGCTTGATTTAGCTTTAAAACAAGTAGTTGAAACAGATAGTAAATTTGCAGAAAGCCAAGCTTTTTTAAGTGATATTTCTGAAAAATACGGTATTGAATTAAAAGGACTTACTAAACAATTTACTCAATTCTATGTAAGTGCAAAAGATAAAATAAGTGGTAAAGAAATACAACAAATATTTGAAAGTGTAGCTAAATCTGCTGGGTTTATGGGTTTAAGTGTTGATGCTCAAAATAGAGCATTTACGGCACTTAATCAAATGATGTCTAAAGGTACGGTAAGTGCTGAGGAGCTAAAAGGACAATTAGGCGAAGCTTTACCTGGTGCATTTGGTATTATGGCTAAAGCTATGGGAGTTACCGAAAGACAATTAGGTAAAATGATGCAAGATGGTAAGGTTTTAGCTTCTGAAGTATTACCGAAATTTGCTAAACAATTAGAAATTACATACGGAATTGAAAACAAAAATAGAGTAGATAGTTTAGCTGCTTCGCAAACTAGACTTACTAATGCTTGGACTGACTTTATTAAACAGTTAAATTATGGAGAAAGTGTTATATCTAATATAGGTTCTAAAGTTTTAGGTAAATTTCAAAAAGATTTATCAAAATTCACTGAATTCCTTAAGTCTGATGCGCAAAAAAGAAGCGAACAATTAATCAAACTTAAACAAATAGGTAAAGACGATGCTTCTATTCTTTTAGATAGATATAAAGGAACACCTGAACAAGAAGCTAAATTAAGGGATATTGTTTTAAAATTAGAAACTAAAATACAAGAAGATAGAAAAAAGTTTGACGAATTAAATGCTAAAAATGCAAGCATACAAAAAAACGCCAAACGCTCGCCTTTTGGTCAATTAATGAAAGAAGATGCTAAAGCTATTTCTGATAATTTAATTAAAATTAAAGAGTTAAATAATAGTATGTCTAGCAGAACTGGAAAACTAGAAGCATACAAAGAAGCTTTAAAAGGTAATATTAAAGTTCAAGAAGAAGATACAGAAACTAAAAAAGAAAAAAATAAAGTAGATAAAATAATCAAAAAGAATACAGAGGATTATTTTAATTCTGAAATATCAAGACTTGAAAAATTAAGGTCATCAGTAGCAACCACTACAAAAGAATACGAATCTTATAATGCTCAAATTGAATTCTTAACTGCTAGTTTAATGTATTTAAGAAATGAAGAAAGAATGTCATCTGCTGGAGCGGTTAAACCTAAAGATGGAGGTATAGTTACTTCGCCACTTTTACACGAAATGCCAAAAGCAGCAGAAGTTACTAAAAAAGCTACTGAAGAAATGACAGGTTATTTAAAAGGCTTCTACGACCAATTTGGTAGTGAATCAGGTATGCCCACACTATTTAAAGCCCTGAATAATGAAATAGAGGGGTTTGGGGATAATTGGAAAACAACTGCAGTTGCTATGATGGAAATAGGTCAAGAATTGACTAATACTTTAATGAAACAAAGTGAAGCTCGATTTAATGCTGAGTATTCAAGGTTAGAACAACAAAAAGATATAG